TCAGCCGATGGCCCTCCTCACATCGTCGAACGATCGGCGCAGCGGATGGCTGTAGTAGCCGATCATGGTTAGTACGTTGTGGCCGGTGATCTCGGCCAGGTCCTCGTCGTTGATCCCGGCCGCCCGCATGTGCGTCACGAACGAATGCCGGAAGTCGTGCGGGGTCGGTGAGAGGCCCGTGGCCTCACTGGCCGGCCCCCAGACGTCGCGGATGAAGTTTCGGTACCGCCAGAGCTTGCCCCTCGGGGTCGTGAACATCAGCCCGTCCCCCCGCTCCTGCGCACGCTCGGCCAGCCGCTTAGCCAGCGAGTCGTGTACCGGCACCTGCCGGGTGAACGTTCGCTCGTCGCGCTTGCCCTTGAGGCCCCGGGATATCTGGCCCTCGTAGGCGGTCTGCTCTATCGAAAGCTCCTTGCGCTTCGGGTCGAAGGCGGCGACCTCAAGCGGCAATGCCTCCCCGATCCGAAGACCACAGTCCGACAGGATCAGCACGAGAAGCTCGGAATCCTTCGGAGCCGCCGCGGCAAACCGGTGCATCTCCTCCCAGCTGAACACCTGCGGCTTTCGGGCCGGCTTCTTGATCCTCTTGTCGTCGGCCTTGATCTTGATCTTCGTGAACCCGTTGTGGTTGGCGACCTCGTCGGTGATCGCGTCCTCGGCCATCGCGGAAAGCACCCGGATCACTCCGAGCGCCCCCTTCCGGGCCCGTTTCTGTTTCGTGAGGAGCAGCCCGACCAGGCCAAGCGCCTGCTTGCGACGGAACGCCCCGATCGGCCAGTCCTCGAGCGGCCGTCCTTCGACCTGGACTTTCCTGACCGCGTTGAACTTGGTCACATACGACTTCTCGGTTCGCAGTGCCCGCGGGTGCCGGTCAAGCCAGCCATCGCCCTTGCCGGTCCCGTCGAAGTACGCACCGAATGTCGATGCCTGTTCGGCCAGTCCGTAGGCTTCGTCGATCGCGGCCTGCGCGTCCATCTTCCGGTCGAAGGTGCCCTTGCCGCGGTTCCACGTCGGCTTGGCGAGCTCCCGCCTGCCCGTGACCGGGTTGGTGTAGCGGGCAAGCCACCGGACCTTGCCATTCACCACCCGCTTGGTAGGGGTTTCCCTTCTCACGCCGCCTTCCTCGGTTGGACAACCAGCGAGTCTCGGAACGCCTCGAGGTCAGCGGGCCGGATCCGCAGGCCGCCGGCGAGCCGGTACGCCTTCAGGTCGCCGCGGAGGATGTAGTTGTGGACGGTGCGCGGTGTGACTTTGAGGATTTTCGCGACCTCTTCTTTGGTGAGGTCCGGTTCGAGGTTCACGCTCACTCCCCCGTCCCCTCCTCGTTTACCTGTTCACCGGCAGCCCGGCCCCCGTCACCGAGCAGCGACAGGGGGCCATGGGCCTCGATCCCGGGTGAAAGCCAGACCGCTTCCGGGGCGAACGGCAACGTCCCGCCTTCCCGGGCTTGAACGGTGCGCCGCCTCCGAAGATCACGCCGGGTCCATCCGGCATCTTCCAGCCGGACGGATTCCTCGCAGGGGTAGCCGGACAGAACCACGGCGGCGTTCTCGACCGTGAGCAGCTGATCGACCAGACGGGTCCAAATATCCGGGTCGTCGTGCCGATACCCCTTGTGCGGCTGGGTGCGCGACGGGCCCGCGTAGGGCGGGTCGCAGTAGATCAGGCAGTCCTCAACATCCCATCGGGCGATCACGTCAATGGCGTCGGTGGATTCCAGTGCGACACCTTGAAGCCGGGTCGCGGCCGCAAGGATCTTCGGCGGAAGATTCCTCCAGGTTCCCGGCTGCCACCGGCCCCGGCCACAGGGCACGGACCATGATTCGCGGGACCGGGAGAATGACTGGTCGATCCGGGCCAGGAACCGCCTCGCGGCCTCGACATCATCCTCGGCGGGCTGGTCACTTGCTTTCCATTCGGCGCGGCTGTACGGGGTTGTGGCCACCGCCTCGGCCAGTTCCTCCGGGCGTTCACGAATCACTTTCCAGAACCGCATTACGTCGCCGTCAAGATCGTTCAGGGTTTCGCGCTCAGCGGGTTCCTTCGCGAAGAGGACAGCGGCACCCCCGGCGAACGGCTCAACGTAGATTCGGTGGGCCGGGAACAGCTGGACGATCTGCTCGGCCATGCCTTGCTTCCCGCCGTAGTAGGTGAGCGGGGTTCTCACTTCTGCCCCTCCTCGTTTACCTGTTCACCGGCAGCCGGCCCATTTGAGGGAGCGCTAAACGCGCTCTGGCGTGCCGGAGCATCCACCGGACCATTACGCGGGTCCAGAAGATCCATCTGCCCTTTCGGTGGCCGTGGCCCACGCTTCGGCCTGTCGTCCGGCTCATCGAAGCCACGCCGTTCCGGGCAAGTCGCACTCTCGGTGTAGGTCGACCCCTCAACCAGGGTGCCGTTTGGACCTGGCTGCAAGAACCCGGCCCGGAGTCCCATAGCTGCGTCTAGATGCTGGCCTATGCCAGAGATCGAAAGAGCGAACTCGATCTCACATGCCGGTGGGCACCTGTCGGCTTCCGGCTTGTATTTTCGGCAGCCTTCGCAGTTCCTTCCAAGCCATATTTCGTACTGGGTGTGGTTCGAGAAGGGCCGGTACTCATCTTCGGGCTTGTAGACCTGGCTCACCGTTCCCCCTCCTCGTTTACCTGTTCACCGGCAGCGCGGCCCCCGTCACCCTCAACAGGAGAGACAGCGGCGACGGGGGCCTCTGGGTTAGGGGCTCCGGCATTCGCCTCCGCCTGGGTTTGGTCTTCGGCGGGAGCAACCTCGCCGTCATACCGAAAGCCAGCCAGCTTGATCGGGCCTTCGAGAATCGGGTATTCGAGTTCGCCCTCCCCCGTCGCCCGGAAAGCCGAACCGGCACCCAGCGCCCACTCGCCCTTCTTCGGCACCCGTCGCTCGCCGGTCTCCAAGAAGAACCAGTAATCACCGTCACGCCAATGACGATGAACCTTCGGCAAGTGCGGGTTCGCCCACTTGAACGCCGCAGCCAGCGCGTCTTCCAGAATCGACTGGTCGTCTTCGTCCAGGTCGATGTAGCCGAGAAAGGTCCGGGCCGCAACGGAAAGCCACTCGTCCGTCGTTTCGTTCCGGGACCCACCCTGGCCGGTCGTGACCGCAGAGGCGAAGCCTCCCTCAACCCAATTCAGAACCGCATCGAGCGCCGCCACCCATCCGTTCCGGAAGCGGTAATCGGCATACGGCCCAATCGTGGTCTTGAGGCTCCGCACGGTCGTTACCAGTTCGCTACGCCCCGCTTCTATTCGGGGATCAACAGGGGCGGATGCCGCCTCAAGGATCGCCGGAAGGTCGGCGCAATCGGCGTAGTGGGCGTTCTTTCCGTCCGGTTGGGGGTGGCCGCAGGTCGGGCACCTTTCGGGGGCAGGGGAAGGAGTAGGCCGGTCAGGGGGGGCAGCGTCGAATTTGCCGTGCTTATGGCACTCGCCTTTCATACCCATCCCGCACCGAAATGAGTAAGGGCCATCCCAGTCCTGTACCGGGCAGCCAGCTTTCCCGTCCTCGACGGCCAGCCAAGCCCGTTCCTCGCTCTCAGCGCACATAAGAAATTCCTTCGTTCTTGATGGCCGCGATGAACGCCCCGGTCGATTCCAGCCGCATCGTGTAGCCGCAGCACACGGGCCAGCCGGCCTTCAACGCCTTCCGGTGGCCGGGCCGGGCCTCACGACCGCACACCGTGCAGCGAACCCGCATCCTCGGGACAGCTTCCCGTTCCTCGCTCACTTGTTTTCCTTCCTGTCAGCAGACCGGGCCTGGCGAAACGAGGCCGTGTTGATCGGACCATCGAGCGGTTTGGCGGGCACGATTGCCTTTCGCTGTTCCTCTGAAAGCTCGGGCAGGTTCCCGTCTGGGTACATGCGGAGGATCTGATCTCTCACGCCCCTCGGCAGGTGGTCTAGCTTGCCGCTCATTCGTTTTCCTTCCTGTCAGCAGCCCGGGCCGCACGAATCTTCTCGTCGTGAACCTGCCACGCCATGCCATCCAGCCGACCGCATTGACGGGCGAACGCCTGTAGCTCGATCGGTTCCAGCTTTTCCAGTTCTGCTCGGGCGTCGTCGTAGCGTTCTTCGATCACCGCCGACAGCGCCAGTCCTTCGATGCTCTCGCTCATTCGTTCTCCCCCTTCCTGTCAGCGGGTTGAAGCTCGTCTGGGTCAACCTCGATTGTGTCCCGCTGATCCCATCCCGGAATCGGCCATGACACGCGCACGAAGCCGTCGTGCGTGAAGCCCTCCACGATCCCAACGTCACCCTCCGAGTCCGGTGTTGTCACGCGGTCGCCGCGCTTCCATTCGCTCATTCGCTTCCCTCCTTGCCTACACGGGCCAGGGCAGCGGGGCCGGGGTTGGTTGAGGAGCCGCTGACGGAGGAGGCGGCATCACCCATTTTAGGCCTCCAGCGCCTCGTTGTTCGCCAGGATCTCGGCACCGAGACGATCCGCGAAATCACCCAGCGATTCGGCCTCAGCCTCGGAAAGCTCCTCACCCTTCGCGGCCCGGACCATGATCGGCTGAAGGTCCGCGCAGCCCGGAGGCATCAGGGTCAGCAGCATCAGCGCCCGAAAGTCATCGGACACATCGTGCTTCGTTTGCGCCCGGACGACCCCGTCTTTCTCGGTGTACCGGGTGATCACCTCGACACGGCCTGAGATCGGTCCGCGCCGAAGCAGAATCGGATTCTTGCGCTCACTCATGGTTCTCTCCGTTTCCTGACTTGGACTCAGAGTCGGGCATGGGGATTCGGACAAGGATGCGCTCGGGTCCCTCGTAGTCGTAGAACTCCGACTCGCCCTTGACCCGCGAGTAGATGTCTACGAATCCGTCGGGTGTTTCAGGACCCTCGGTCTGGAGTCGCCGTGATCGCGGCTTCGGGACCTCCTCGCCGTCATAGGGTCCGCCTCGCAGCTTCACTGTGGCGCTCATCGGTTCTCCCCTTCCTCACCGCTAGGGGATACGAGCCGGTAGCCCGGAATGCGCCCGTTGCGCAGCCGAACCCGCGTAGGCCGAGCCGACGCCTTGCCCTCCGTCAGTAGCCAAGCGAACGACTCGTTCACCTCCGTCACGACCCGGCGTTGACGGTTACCTCGCAGCACGTCGCCGGTGTGGGTGGACGAGTAGACCTGACCCACCTCGACAGCGGGGGCGGGAGCGGGTTTTGAGGGCGGGCTAGACGCCCCCTGGTTTTGGCTGGTGGTGGACTCAGACATCCGAGTCACCCGCCTCAATCATTCGGTCCAGAAGCTCAAACGCGGACGCTTGAAGTTCAACCTTCGTTGGTTCGAGCTTCTTTTTGGCAGCGTCCCCGGCAGCGGCCCAGGCAGCGTCCCCGGCAACGGCCCCGGCAACGGCCCCGGCCTTCTTCGCCTCGGTCAAGGCTGGCATCGAGTCCTTCACCGCCGTGAGATCCATCAGCGGCGGCAACTCCCTAAGCGCCGCTGCTTCCTCCGTCACCCCGGCCAACTCCAACCACGCCGGAGTGAACACCCTGACCTGCCAATCCCCCGCCATGAAAGACCGACGCTCCTCAACCTCCTGCGACGCAGCCGTACCAACCAGCTTCGGGATGTACGGCTTCAACCGCTGCCTTCCCTCCTGGTCCAGCGAGTCGTTCCACGACCGCATGAACGCGGCGATAACCGGAGAAGCACAAGCCGGACTATCTGACCACTCCTCCCCGGCCACATACGCGACGGCTTCCATGACGCACATCTGGCCCTCCGAGTTCGGCTCATGGGCGCCCGAAAGCAACTCGAACCCGCTCACTTCTTCCAGCCGATCCTTTAGTACCTCAGCCATGCTTCACGCTCTCCTCTCCAGCCGGAAACACCGAAGCTCGCTCATTCGGTCAACTCCCAGCTCTCCGATCCACAATCCGGACACGCATCGCTGTCGCAATCCGGAATCCCAGACCCGGCCAGAACCTCAACCAGAAACCGCTTGCCGCACTCGTCACACTCAGCCTCGGCCCGACGATGCCGCCGCTCGTACCGCTCCTCGTCACACGAATAAACCCTCACGCCGGCACCACCTCCTCCCGCGCATGCTCCGCAACCTGCCGCGCCTTCTGACTAGCCCGAACGATCCGGCCCGCCTCCCGGTAATTCCTGACCGCGATCTCGAAACCCTCCGGGGTGCCCTGAGCCCGCATCAGCCGATACGTGCCATCGTCGAACACCTGCAAGATCAGCCCCCAGGACACCTCACCGAACCCGGACTCGGCCAACAACAACGGATACCCGCCCCCCACCTGGGTATGAGCGGCCGCGCTGATGAACCCGCCCGTTTTCAGGTCGATCACGCCCTCCCCCACCACATCTTCGTCGTGGCAGGCGCACCCCGGATCCTCACAGGTCATTCCCAAGCCGGCGAGTAGGTCCAGTCGCCCAGCAACGCCAAGCCGCTCCGAATAGACCACCTGCTCGACCAGATGAACGTCCGGGGCGTGGTCATGCCAGAACGCCTGAACTGCCTCAGCCTTGCCACGCTCCGCATCACCCATCCCCGACGTGTCCGGGGCCGGCTTGCCAGCAGCCAGGGCCTCCATCGCCTGAACATGAACCCGGGTGCCCTCCGACGCTGCCCGATCCCGAACGTCGTCGTAGGTGAGCTGGCGACGCTCGAGTTCCTTCCAGCACAGGTCCGGATCCCGCATCAGGTCGACCGCCTGATCGCCCAGCTGGTCGATCAGCGTCGCCGCTCCCAGCAGCTGGGTGCGGGCGGCCCACTTGAGCAGATTCGTCGGGTCGATGTCGAGGCTCTTGCAGGCCGTGGTCACACCGGTCAGACGACGCCCCCGCTTGCCGGTCGCTTCGTTGAACCTCCAGTACGAGTGGTCGTCGTCGACGTAGATCACCGAGCTGCCGTTCGGCAGGAAGATCCGTTCGTAGTCACTCACCGGAACCACCCCCGCTGCCGCTTCCGTTCTCGGCCTCGGCCTTCCGAGCGATCCACTTCTCGAGCCGGTCTGCCTGTTCCTCGGTCATTTCGGCCAGCACCGGCACCGCGGCCTTCTTCGTTGACAAATCCCCGACCGTTTCGCGCTGGGACGCATACGCGACCGCCTGGGCGAGACTGTCCGGGTCGATCGAAGTGACCTGACGGGCCGTGTCGTAGATCGCGCCGGCACGGGTTTTCGTGATCGTGTCCCGCACCGGCCCCGGTTCCGTGCCTTCGTCAACGACCTCGCCGACGACCACCTCCGGCTCATCCGTCGTCACGGGCTCCTGATCGGGGATCCGAACCGCCTCACCCTCTTCGTTCACCTCGGCACCCATTTCCTCGGGCACATATGCCGGGGCGCCCGAGAGTACGTCCGGGCAATACCAGCGCACCCCCTGCGACAGAGAACGAGCGAACAGCATCGCTTTCGGGTACTTCTGCCAGTTCTGGCCCTTCAACAGGCCGGCCCTTTGCGCGTCCTCAATCGAGAACTCGCTAACCCCGATCGACTCGCCGTTCTGGAGAAACTCCAGCTCGACCCGTTCGTTCGAAATCTCCCGCGGCAGGTAGGTGTACGTGCCCGACGCCTTGACCTTCGCGGCCATGAGGTTCGAGGAAAGCGTGACTTTCCCCTGAATGACGTTGATACCCATCATCGCCGCCATCGGGCCGATACCGAGCTCACGGCCGGCCATGATCTTGACGAACGCCTGAGCTTCCGATTCCAGGTCCGGGAACATCCCGGACGTCTTGAACGCCCTCGCGACGGCGGCCGGATCGGTTCCGGCGAAAACGTCGAGTTCCGTGCCGGACCGGGCCTTGCTGAGCGTGACCCCGTTGCCCGTGCTCATTCGGTCACCTCCAGCAGCGCAGCCTGGGCGTCCAACACCGCGGCCCGGGCAACCTCGAGGTGATACTCGACCCGCTTCGGCATGTCGTAGCTGATCGCGAGGTTCACCCCGTCGACCGCGTCCTCGATCGCGGCTTTGTGCATCAACGACCGGTCCTGCTCGGGCAGCCTGGGTTGGACCGTGATCGGTTCCAACGTCGGGATCTCCGGTAGCGGTCCGTCCGTCGAGTCGGGTTTACTTGAACGTGGCATAGGAACTCAGCTCCTTTGTCCGTGAGGCCGGTCGTGGTAGCGACGCGGCCTCGTTCTTTTCAGGGTCAGCACCGGTCGCGAGATAGATCGCGAACCGGTTGCGGGTACGGCGGATAAAGCTCTCGGCCAGAAAGTCCGCGACAGGCTCCCGGTAGTCCTCGCCGGTGAGGGCAAGCTCGTCCTTCGGGATACGCCGATCCGGACGTGGCTGTTCCTCGACCGGGGCGTCCAGGCGCCGGTCCGCAAGCCACGCCAAACCGGCCAGGACACCGCCGATCAGCACGACCATCACTCCGAAGTCGAACCAGGTCACTTCCTGCCCCCTCTCTGTTGTGCACGGATGCGCCGGCCAGCCTTCACCGCGGCCGTGGCCTTCCGGCCCCCACGAACACCCTTGAACGCAGACTTGATCCGTGTCTCGTGTTCGATGTCCTCAACCAGCTTCTGGACCGAACGTCCGGACGGCTGATTCAGATTCGGCGGCCTCATGCGAGACCTCCGAGGAACTCTTCGAGCTTCGCGATCCTGGCCTTCCCCAACTGGTGCCGGACGTTCTTGGTGCGGAACATCGACGGCGGGGTGCGCCTGACCGTGTCCACCACGATCCGGGCGGCTTCCGGGTCCGGACCGGCGAGCAGCCGGTCGAGCGGGTCTTTCAAGATCTGGATGAGCCGGTTGCCGGACATGCCCTTGATCTGGCCGCGGACGGACCGTTCGATCGCGGCGGCCTCGTCGGCGACACCGGCGATCTGCCGGAGCATCAGTCGTTCCTCGCTGTTGGACCGGATACAGGCCAGGGCGTGGGCCTCGGCGGTTTTCCAGTCTCGATGGTGGATCGCGACGAGGATCCATTCGAGGTGGGAGTTGATCGCCGGGTCCGGGTTGTATTGCTCCTCGTTCAGGACGATGCCGTCCATCGCGGGGTGGAGGATCCGGGTTTCGATCAGGTGGCCGGAAAGGTTTCCGTGGGCTGCGGAACTGGTTTGGAGGGCCGTACCGTCGCCGGCGTGAACGGTCACCATCAGGCAGTCGCCTTCTCACGCTCGACGTGCTCTCGAAGGGCCACCCGAACCTCAGCGGACATATTCCGCTCGTTCGCCTCGGCCACTTCTCGAACTGCGTCCCGAAGATCCTCCGGGAGACGCACGGCAATCAGCGGGTCGGCTGCGTTCGACTTGCGGGTGGATTGCGTCATGGGCGCAGTATAACCACATTTAGCCCGCAATGTCAACGCAACTAACCCGCAAGAGCGAATTTCGCTCTACCAAGCGGCGCGAGGGGCGAGTAAGGTGCGCCACGATGGAGACCGACGACCAGCCAGCGGCGGGGGTAGGCGGCCGGATCGCGATGCTCCGCGAGCGGCGCGGCCTCGATCAGATCGAGTTCGCCGCAGCGGCGGGCAAGAAGCCGCGGACCATCCAGAGCTGGGAGGGCGACAAGGTCACTCCCCCCAGGCGAGAGGTAGCTCGCCTGGGGCGCATCTTCGGCGTCGACGCAGGCTGGATATGGACCGGGGAGGGAACCCCTCCCTCGTGGGCCGGCGCGGACCCCCAGCAGGATCTCAGGGAGCTGCTGGGGTTCTTCCGCCAGGCCGTGGAGTCGAATGATGACGACGGATTCGCCGCCCTATTGAAGCGGCTCCAAGCCAACGATCCGCATCTGCCCGAAGGGCCCGACGAAGATCGGGGTCCTGAGCTTGACTAGCCTTCTCGGCCAGCGTGTCGGCAACCTCTTCCGTGAGGGTGACATCGGATTCGGTGAGCAATTTTCGACTCCCTTCGGGCAGGGGTGCCCGTCAACCGCCCTCCAACCCGATGTTCGGCGTCCAAAACCGAGCACCTGCACACGAACATACATTCCCGTCCGGCGTATGTTGACGCCTGTCAGAAACCCCCTGCAAACGGAAGGAATCCATGAAACGACTCGCACCGATCCTGCTCGCACTGGCCCTCGTCGTCGGATGCGGATCGGACGTCGAACCCGAATCTGACCACGGGCTGACAGCCGCCGCTGACTGCCTAGGAGACGGCGGGGCGACAACGGTCATACCAAGCGGCGGCGACCTCCAAAAGAACGTTGCGGCCAAAGGGCCGGGTGGGACGTTCATCAGCCTCACTACCAGCGACGCGGACACGGTAATCATCGCGGCCCGGAAGATGCGGACCGCCACCGACACCGATCTCGTGACTTGGCTCACCCCCGACCACCAAGCATTCGCGGCCGTAGAAGGCACCGACAAACCAGAAGATTGGCGTCTAGCGGTCGAATGTGCCCTCGTTCTCCCGGACGATCCCGGCAAGGGCAACCAGGAGATGCGGCTCGATGAGATGCACTTGAATACCGAGTATTTTGCCTCGGTCGTAGATGGTGCCTGCGACCTAAAGCCCGGGCGCATGTCATCTCTGCTCCTCGGAGATGCGGTTCAGCGCGATATCGGCCCAAAGCGCTGGGATGGGTATATGAACCGGATGGCTGCGAGGGCGGCAGATCTAACCCTTGACCCGCGAACCCGGGGCGAGACGTGTCGAATGTTGCGTCGAGCGAAGCCCTGGGCGGTGTAACCCCTTACCCACCAACTCCCGCCAATTTGACGGGAGTTGCCCTGCGGGATCGGCCTCGACTCCGGTCCCTGCGAGTTCCCCTGCGAAGCTCACCGGTAGAAGTTTGTCTACAGACTTGACATTTTCTGTCAAGTCTGTATATTGGTTTCATCAAGTCAAAGAGGCCCCGGCGATTCAGCGCCGAGGCCCCAGAGCCAAAGGAGACACATTCCAATGACCCGCATCGAATCTAACAGCCTCACCCAGACCGAAGTCCTCGGTGACCTGATGAACCTGGAACGCGGCGAAGAGCTCGTCTTCACCGCCGGTCGCCGCGAAGTCACCGTCACCGGCGGCAACGGCTTCTACAGCATCGAAGGTATGAGCCGCGACTACAACGGTGAGAAGATCACCGCCCGCGTTATCGCCAACATGATCCGCTAGGGAGGTCGAGAATGAACTACCCCATCCACATGATCCTCACCCTCCGCAGGCACCTCGAAGAGGATGGGGCCGACAACCCAGACCTTGCCGCCCGGCAGTGGGCCGAACAGGGCTGGACCGACCCCTCAACCGCTTACCGGGAATGGTCCGGACTCGGAATTACCGACCCCGATCTTGCCTGGGAACTTCACGAACATGGTGTGAAAATCGTTCAGGCATCCGAGATCCGCACCGTTGACGGCATCGAAGACACTATCGCCGGTCATGTCAAAGCGGAACGCCTCACCGTTGGAGAGGCCGTCTCGGAGGCCGGGGTTGATCCGCTCCGCGACCTTGAGATTCTCGCGCAGGACCGCGCCACCGCGGAACAGGCTCTATCCGCGATCGGGAAGCTCGCGAAAGTGAAAGCAACCGCCGCGAGAGAACAGGGCGCGTCGGTTGAGAAGATCGCTTCCGCGTTCGGGGTTTCCCGACAGACCGCCTACAACCTGCTCGACTGACCTGCACTGGGATGTAGTAGCAGGTGAAGGCGTGGCACCGCGCCGCCGACCTGACCCCCGGGCGCCCACGAAAAAGCCCCCGCCACCCGGAAGGGTGACGAGGGCTAGCCCTGAAATACGTTCCGTTACGGGTAGGTACGGATACCCGCGGCGTCAGGCCGCCACCGCGACCCTTCCCCCAAATCCCGCCCAGAACGCCTCAGGATTGAATCCCGCCGGAATGTTCGCGGCCCGGCGTTTGTGGTCCCGGACACGGCACGCATCCGATGCGTACTTCGCATCGGCCCGCATCCCCTTCAACGGGGTACGGCACCCGCAGGCACACCGCCTCACAGACCCACCCGCCGGTCCGGGTCAAGGTCCTCAGGATCGAACCCTTCCTCATCCTCGGACGGGGTCCAAAGACCGACCGCCAACGGCACCAACCCCGCCAGGGCGACCAGGTCGCTCTGGGTGAAGTTGTTCAGCTGCTCGATCCCGGTCAGGTCGGCCAGAGCCGGAAGCAGCCACCCGAGCACAATCACCAGAGCCGCCGACCCGCCGGCCGGATAAGCCTTCAGGCCATGCCGTCCCGCCCATCCCGGGGACAGGTAGACGGAAACGGCAACGACGAGGCCGACGAAGGCCAGGGCGACGCCGTTCGGGATGTCGACACCGAACCAGGTGGCGATCAGGCAGACGAGCGATGCTAGGGCGGCATTGCAGCCAACCCTTGACTGTTGGTAGGTCATGGCACTTCCCCTCTCTTAGCGCGTCACGCGCCGGTAGTCGTTGACCAGCGACTTCGACCGAACCTTCCGGTACACGCCGTCGCCGCCGGTCTTGGAATCGCTGACCGCACCGGACGCGCCGGTGTTGCCCTCGATTGTGGTGATGGTTCCGTCGCCGTTGTCCTTCTCGAACAAGCCGACGTGATCGAACTTGAACCGGACGAGATCCCCCGGTTTCGGGACCGCGACCTTGTTGATGCCGAGGAGCGTCCCGAGGTAGTAGACGGATGCCCAGAGACGCTGAACGAGTTTCGATCCGGCGATGCGGTAGCAGAACGCGCAGAAGTCACCGCACCACGGTTCGCCGATAACGCCGCCGTTGGCACGGATGATCTTGTCGACGATCGGGCCGGTGTTGTTGCCGCCCTGCTCCATTACCCCGATCAGGGTTCGGGCGACGTCGAGGGCCTTCTGGCCGAGGGTGCGGTCCCACCGCTTTCGCATCCGTTGCCGGTAGCTCTTCCGGCGCCGGGTCGCACGACGCTCCGCCTTGTTCTTGGGACGGGTCCGCCGGACCAGCCGTTGCGCGGACTCCGGGCACCTGCGGGCGGCGAGTGCCGCACGATTGCCGGCCAGGGCACCCATGCCGATCGCGGCCATGCGAACACCGCGGTGGGTGTTCGGGCCGTACTCCCCGTCGATTACGATGTCGTAGTCGATCTTGAAGTGGTCGAGGACCTTCTGCGCTGCCTTTTGGAGAGCGCTGACGTCCTCGCCGGTATCGCCGAACCGCAGGGGTCGGTGAACCCGTGCGGGGCTTTTCTTGGCAGACAAGGCTGCCCCCTTTCATCGTCTTCGGCCCTTGCGGGCGGGTGTCGTGGCCCTCGCGGGCGTTTTAGATGAAGCGGCCGGCGAGCAGGACAACTACGCCGGAAACGATGCCGGTGATTGCAGGCACCGCAAACTGGGAAACGGCGAGCCCACCCTGAACACGGGCCTGCCACATTTCGAGCTTTCGCACCCTGCCGTTTGTCGCTCGAGCGAGGTCACGGACCTCCCCGATGTCCTCGCGCAACTCCAGGCGAACTTCCTGAATGTCATCCTTGAGGCTGACATGGACGGCGTCGAGTTTCGCGTCGACGTTGTCGAGACGGGCGGCCAGAACTTCCGGGGTCATCCGAGGCTCCTTTCGGCCCCGACCCGTAGCCGGCCAAGAACCGTGTCGAGGCGATTCGGTGGGCTATCCGTGGAGACAACGGTCTGTCTCTGCTCGTGGCTGTACCGCTTGTCCACGATCGTGCGGCGACGCGGCGAACGTTCGTTCTCAACCAGGATCCGGTCACCGGACCGGACCGCCCAGGACGGGTGAGGAACCCCGATCGAGTCCCTCACCGGGCCGGTCAACGTGATCTCCCCTTTCGACATGGGCCGGCCGAGCTCAACAAGGGCAACCTGCGCGAGCCGGAGCGCGATATCTGGGTCGACCACGCCCAGATCGATCGGGTCCGGCATCTTCCTTGGAATACCGGCCTGGTTGACGGGATTGGTTGGGGACGTGTCAAGCAGCGACGGGTCTTCTATGTCGCTGCCCGATCCGGGCGGCCCGAGCGTGTGCTGCCGGCCCGATGCGTCCGTGAACGTGGCCGCGATCGCGTTGTAGCTCTCCGAAAGGCTGTCGCCTTGCTCCACGAGCTCGCATCCTTCTCCTTGTCGGACCCGCCATTCGCGGCCGTAGGTGCCGGGGGAACGCATGAAGAACGTGCGGTGCTCGTACACGCCCCAGTCCATGAGCCGGCCACCGGACCCGCCGAGCGCGGCAACCTGGGTGACAACATCTTCCGGATGGACGGACGGCACGAAGCTCAGGTGCGGGGGAATGAAGCTGGACGGTTCGATCGACCCGCCCGGCCCGGTGGTGAACCTGAGCATCGGGGCGGCTTTCCCGACCGCATGGGCGACCGCGTCGGAACCGGCTACACCATCAACTCCGTCGTCGGCCGGGGCGAGCGGGAGACCGTGATCACCGTAGAGGGCAACCCGCCAGAACATTGTGTAGTCCTGGCTGTCTCCGCCGGCCAGGAGCGCGAGTTGCTGCAGGGCGATGTACCTGCTGGGGGTGGCCGGGGTCCAGTAGCCGCCGGACCCGTCCCTGGTGATCGATCCGGAGTTCGTTCCGCCGTCACCTTCCGGGTTATCGAACGCGGATAGCAACGCCAGCCAGCTTCCGCCGGTGGTGCCGGCTGCGTCGTTCGCGGACACTTTCCGCCACACCTTCGAGATGCGGCAGGGGCCGGCGTCGAACCAGCCCTCGATGACCTGGCCGCGTTCCCATGGGCCCGTGAGGGATGTTTTGAGGGCTGGGGAGGTTTGGTCCCAGTCCGCGGTTACGTCCTGGGCGTCGATGCCGAGCGAGTCGGTTTCGAGACGTCGCGCGACGGATGGCCCGTCCCAGTCGCCGTAGGCGCGGTGACAGTAGATTTCCGCGACTCGGTCGTCCCGCAAGTGGGCGGCCCAGCCTTCGCATTGGACCTGTTGGCCTCCGTGCTGATCGGGGTTGACCTGGGTGATCCGTCCCTCCCATGCAACCCGGGATCCGGTTCCGAGGATGCGCACGTTCATGCCCCGACTGACAAGGGTTTCGCCGTGGATCTGGAAGGTGCAGTCCCCGAACCCGCCGGGGATCGAGTCCCCGAAATCGGGTGGTGACATGCGCCGGGACACGTCCTCTTCGTCGGTTCCGAACCGGAGGGTCAGACCGGGCGCTTCGATGATCGCGTGTAGCCGGTCCTCGGTCATGTGAGAAGCACCCTCGGGATCACGGTCAGCTCGAGGTCCATTTCGTCGGCGGTTGAGTGTTCGATGCCGGATCCCGGCAACGAGCGGGACACGAATACGGCGAGTTCGGACGGGGCGAGTTCCCGGCCGTATGGTGGGATGCGCAGGTAGTCACCTTCGATGGCTGATTCACCGATCCGGTCCCCCTGGTCGTCCTGTCGGATGAACTCGCGGTGGGTGAGGGTTCCGGCCTGGTCCTTGCCGATGATGGGGAGTTGGTCGGTGCTGCCCACCAAATCTTCGATGGTGAAGTCGTAGTAGGCGGCGTCCTGGGTGCCGGAGGTGAATCGTTGGTCGACGATGCCGCAGGCACCGGTCGCGTTCGAACCCCCGGTGTTGAGATCGGAGTGCTGCAGTCCCGCGATGGCGAGAATGCTGTTCGTGACCGAGTCGACGGCGGCGGCGATAGCCAAACCTCCGGAGTGGAACGCGAGCACCACCCGGACGCGACCCGGCTGCTCGAACAGACCGGCTCCTGACGACAGCGGAACAACCTGGGAGGCCCCGGTTTTCGTGAAGGTTAGTGTGAGTATCGACAGGGTCTCGTCTCCTCGGATGACGGTCGCCTTGACGTAATGGCTGGACGCATACCGGCCATACACGCCCATCTTGGAGAGCTTCCCGTTGAGGTCACACAGAACCCCGACACTCACCCGCGCCAGCCCGAACGATTCCGGGGTGCCACCGGTCACGGACGCCGCCGCGAGCTGGTCGTTGTCCGCGTTTCGTGCCGGCACCAGTTTGCCGCTGCTCCGGGAGAACCGGCCGTTCGTCGAAGACCAAGTACGCGCCCCGGCCTTCGAGTAGCCCATCGACGCACCGTTCAACTCGCCGGAACCAGAGAACCTGTCAAACCGGATCACGTCCCCGCCCGAGGTTCGCCGCATATCCGCCTTCGCCAAACCCGCACACTCCGCGACCGGCTGCAGCCAGATCCGGGACAACGTCATCGTCCCGGTCTTCCCGACAAACTCAGCCTTCCAGCCAGTCGCGTCCTCCGGAACGATCATCAACCCGAGATCCACCACGGTTCGGGTACTGGACTCCAGCACCACCGACGGGTTCCGGGCCATCAGACGGCCATCGTCGATCCCCCACATCCAGGTGATCTGGGCCTGGTCGGTGCCGCCCGCCAGCGCCCACACCCGGTAGGTGCCGCGGTGCTGACCCTCCAGCGTAAACAGGGACCGTTCCTGTGACAGCAGAGTTGCGGTCACGACCGAGTCCGACACGGTCGCACCGGTCAACGTCACGTCGCCCGAGTCGAACTCGAGCGGGTTACCGTCCAGATACCGGTGCCGGAGCCCCCACCATGCGAACAGCCGGTCGCTGTCGTCCTGCTCGCTGATCTTCAACCGGCCAAGCGCATCCACCGAGCCGGGAACCTCCGGGATCGGCACCACGGCGAAGTCGGTTTCCCCGATGGCGGTGGCGACCACGACCGGTTCGAGCCGACCGTAGGGCCGGCACTCAAACTCGATCGTGGGTTCGCACCTGAACAGAGGGGTGGACCGGTCGCTCGGAAGAGCAGTGATACGGGCATCCACCAGGTCATAGGTGACCGGTACACCCTGGGGCGGGATGTGCAGGTAGGTGCCGCCGCGACGTTTGATGCCCTGGACCAGCTGCTGGAGATCCTCGATGATCGCCCAGAACCGGGGGCCGCCGGACTCAGGCCGGGTTGACGATGATTCGTGCCGGGCACCCGTCCAGGAGCAGCCGGGGGTGTCCCCGTCGAAGTAGGGGGTCTCGATGTCAGTGACCGACACGGCGTCGATGTCGAAAGTGCCGGCCCCGGCCGCCACGAACTTCAAAGAACCCGTTGCGGAGGGCACTTCCAGGTCAACCTGCTGCCAGTTGTCGGTGACGTCGATCGACGCGAGCTGGGTGGATCCGCGAACCACCTTCACGGCGACGTCGCCCCGCACCTGGAACGTGAGGTAGCCGCCGCCGGTGAGGCTGGTCGCGATGCCGTCGTTGCCCGCGGCACACGTCACCCTGGCGTGGCAAACACCGGCTACCCCGTCCCCAATCACTCGCTCGACGGTGCCGGTGCCTTCCTCGGCCCAGCCGTCGGTGCCGTTCTCGAACGACGGGTTCGTGACCCGGTTAGTCGCCGCCTCAAGCTCAGCCGGCTCCGTCACCCTGAGTTCCACGCTCGCAACCCCGTTCTGAGGATCAGACCCGACCAGGCCTGCACCCTCCACGCCTGGGGCCATCGTGTTGCTGAACTCCGGCAACGGCAACTTCCGCTCCGTCAGGAACACGCCATGAGCGGCCACGGTGCCGACGAGCTCGAAGGTTGCCCCGGTGTTCTCGGGGGCGGGGTTCAGAATGTCGCGTGGCGGGACGCTCACAGCGATCTCCCTCCTTGGGGCACATTGCGGTTGGCACGGAAAACCTGATCTCGGATCACGTCGCCGACGATCGTCTGGACGCGGGTGTCGAGACTGACCGGGTCGACGAACACGTTCACGATCGGCTGGCGGGACTCACCAACCGGGGTGATTTCCTCGCCCCCATGAACGATCGCGTGACGGGCCGCACCGGGCGGTCCGGGCACGGTGCCACCCGTCTGGAAGAACCCGGCGAACGGTGGCACTTCCCGGCGAAGATCCTCAAGCCAGCCGGTCAGAACGTCGGTGCCGGACTGACGCAACGCCAACGCCTTCTGCGCGTCGGTCAGTTGCTGCGACAGAAGCTCGGCCCGCTCGCTGTCGGCGCCGGTTCGGCCACCCGGCTTCATTTCCCCAAGTTCCTTTAAGCGATACTCGACATCGGCGAGAGCCCCGCCCTGGCCGGACTTGCCTACCACCTCTTCGAGGGACTGGCGCATCGGGCCGATAGCTGACATGGTTGCGTCCAAAGCCTTTTTGACCCCCGGCACCTTCCACCGCAACGCCGGGTCCTTGCGGAACTGCTTGAGTTGCTGACGCAAACGGGCCGCCTGACCCTCCATCGCCGGAATGTAATTTTCAAGCATTCCCTTCCGGCGGAACAACAGCCCCCACAGGCGATTGTTCATGTCCTTCTCGGTGAGGATTTCCCGTTCGGACATTTCCGAGCCAAGCTCCGACCAGTCCGCCCCATGCTCTCGGACCGCGAGCTCGATCTGTTCCATCAGGATCTCGGTAGCCTGCTCGTTCTCACCGACCCGGTTCCGGAACGGCAACATCCGATCCAGCTTCTTCGCGAGGTTGTTGTTGATCCGGGTTTTCTTCCGGTCGGCCCGTTTCGATCCCCGATCCCGCACCTTCTCCAACTGCCGGACCAGCCGGTCGTTTTCGTTCTCCCGGCCGTTCAACTCCACCCGGCCTTCCAGCCGCTTCGCGAGCGTGTACAACTGGCCGGCCTTCCGGTTCGGGTTCGGGATCGACGCGATCTCTCGGACCCGCTGCAGAAACATCTGCTTCTCGCTGACCTTCCCGCCCGGTGTGACCCCGCCGGCGAGCACGCCACCCTTAGTGACGTTGAAGTTGCCCCACTTCGCGTAGGCGTCAAGGATCTGCCAGTACAGACCCGTTTTCGCGACGGGGGAGTTCGCACCCATCGCCCTGGCCATGAGCTTCTGGATGTGCTTCTGCCTGCGCTTTCGAGTGGCCGCCCTGGTTGCCTGCTGACGCTCCCGCTCAGACATGCCACCGTCGTCGTCACCGGGCCGGACGATTCCCGCGTTTCGAAGGATCTTCGAAGCCTCATAGCCGCCCCGAACACGATCCGAAAGGGCAGGCACCCCCGGCCGCTCCCAGTCCTCCATGAAGATGCGGGCGGTGTCGCTGATCTTGTCGGCCGCGTTCAACTTCGACCGGAGGCCGAAACCACCGTGTTTGAGCATGAAGTTGGTTTGCAGAATCTCATCGGTCCACGATTTGCCCTTCGAGGCAGCGTAGTTCTGCAGGTCGGCCAGCGAAACGGGCGAGGTCGTGAACCCCCAAAGGCCCCCGCCACCCGTGCCGGTCGAGGCCGGGTTCCACGGCGGCAAGGCCTCACGGTAAGCGTTGCCCAGAATCCCGGCGGTGGCCCTGAAATCGAAACCGTTGGCTAGCAGGTGCCGGCCCACATTCTTCACGACCCTCACCTGACCGCCCGTGTACAACGCCTGCAACGCGGCAAGGATGCCGCCCTTCCGCATCGCGACGTGAACATGGTTGTAATGCTCCGCGGCCGCGTACGGGGCAACCTTCCGGCCGTTCTTGATCCCGAACCCGAGCGGGGTATGGATCAGCTCGAGCAGCCGGGCTCCCCACCGCTGGGCAACGATCTTCGCGAACTTCAACTCGGTCGCGGTTGCGTAACCATCGGAAAGGTCCCGGGCACGATTCGAGCCGTGATATCCGTCGTCACCCGGCCGGTACCCGGACGTGGTCCGCAACCCCATCGAGTGGCCGAGAGCCTCAATCGTGCCCAGGGTACCCGGGGCGTTGCCCAACGAGTTCCGGACCTTTTTGACGACCGCTACGGCCGCCTGATGAACCTTGTCGATCGACTTGTTGCCGATCTCCTTCGCCTTCGGGGTGCCACCCGAAAGCTTTGGCTTCACAATCCCGCCCTCGTTGAAATGCGCGGCCTGCTTCGCCAGAGCCTCGGTCTCGGACGCACCCTCCGCGAGCCTGCGCTGACCGTCCCACGTGAAAATTTTCGTGTCGACCGGGAACGTCGTCAGGACGTTGTCCGCCGCCGTCGGTCGGCCAGGCACCCTGCCCCACCGGCCATCGGGGGTCTTGAACACCTCACCCGGCGAAACCGCGACCGGCACCCCACCCCGGTTGAACGACTGAACCCACCGGATCATGCCACCGGCCCGGCGTCGCTGAACCGGCCCGAGATTCTTCAACTCGCTGATCGTGTCCTCGGCGTCGGTCTTGATCAGGTCCGTCGACTCGTCCTGCGCCTTCGCGATGTTCCGCCAATTCTTGTTGGCCGTCTTCCGGACGTTCGTGGTCGCCTCACCGAACTTCTTCGCGCCACCGGTCGCCTTCCTGAACTGCAGAGGACCGATGCTGCCGATATCACGGAAACCCTGGACGATGTCCTTCGAGCCCGTCGTGACCGTCCGTTTCGTGTTAAGGAACCTTCGGCCCCACTGAAGCTGCCCCGACGTCATCTTGCGAAGAGACTCAGCGAACTTCGGGCCGATCTGCCTTGCCGCCTGTTCGTAGCTCTTGTTCAGCTGCTTCTGTGCCCCAGCCACCCGCTTCGCGGCGTCGTTGTAGCGGTCCAACGCCTGTTCCCTCTCCTTCTGGGAAGCGTTGCCCCTGGCCGCCTGGATCAGAGCCTTCCGAGCGTCTCTCAACTCCTGCTGGTTGACGTTCAGAACTTCCTTCTGAATCTGAACCGACGACCGCAACGTGCGCTGGGTTGTCTTCCGGGCCGCCCCCTGGAGACGTTCCGCGTTCTGCAGATTCTTCGTCGCCCGGTACGACCGTTCCTTCGCCCGAGCCAGGTTGACCTCGGCCCGTGCCGACTGAGCCGAGTTCGCCCCGTACCGCTGCTTCGCTGCCGCGGCGGTCCGTTCGGCCTGGCGCAATTTCGCGGTGGCCTGTCTCTCCCTGGCCCTGGCACGCTCAACCTGCTTCGAGATCCGGTTCAATCCGTTAACCGCGGTCATCTCCCGCTGCATCGCACGACTGGCACGTTTCGCACCCAGAGCAAGCTGCTGCTCCATCGTGAGCATCGGATCGCTCTTGCCACTGAACAAGCCCGCGATCGAGTCCGACAGGCCCGCCCCGATCCCGGCACCGATCATGGCGCCAACCCCGGTCCCGACGACCGGGAAGATCGACCCGACGGCCGCGCCAAGGCCGGCACCGGCCAGCATCCCACCGGCCTTCTCCAAACCCTTCTTCGTGTCGCCCGACACGACCGCCCCCAACGTCTCGCTGATCCCGTAGGTGACTGCCAACGCCGGGAGCGCCCTTCGCAATCCGAGAAGCAGGGACGAGCCAAGCTGCCAGCCCATCGCACCCATTCCGGCGGCACCTGCGGCACCGCGGCCACGGCCAAACGACCGGGCGAGATCGAACGCGGCCATGCCCGACTCGAAACCCTTCCGGAACCCACCGGCAACGATCGTGCCCGGTCCCATCCCGGCCGTTTGCAAGGCCGCAAACCCGCCAAGCTTCGAGAACAACCATGCCCCGACAACAAGCTGGCCGAGGAAGTCCGATTCCAGGAAACCCTCGACGAACGCCCTGGCAACCTGCGGTCCCGCGGTGCCGGCGGTGGCGACCATGCCCTTGACCATCTCGCCGATCAGGTCAACCACCATCGGGGTCAACTTCCGAATCACCGCCGTTGCATGCGGGACGAGGTCCTCGAGCGTGTCGAAGAACTTCGGCAGCGCGTCCTCGGCCGCGTCACCAACCTTGTCGATCAGCTCATCGAAGTCCTGGCCTAGCTTCTCGATCTTCTCCTGGCCCGACATCTTCGGGTCATCCAGGGTCTTGATGAACGTGCCAAGTTCCTCGTTCACCGCCGGCAGGATCGTTGTTGAAAGCGCCCGGAACACGGGCTCCGAAACGATCCTGAGCAGCTGCTCCGCACCCTTCCGGGCCGACGCCAACTGGAAATTGAACGTGGTGGCCGCCCGCTTGTACCCCTCGCCGTACCGTTTCTCGAGTCCGGTGTTCAAAGCGTCGATCACCTTGTTGGCGTCGATGCCTTCCTTGCCGATGTTGCGAACCTGATCGGCGGTCAGGCCGAGCTCTTCCTTCAGAATCGCGTAGGCCGGGATGCCCCGTTCGGCAAGCTGGAGAAGCTCTTGACCTTGGACGCGGCCCTTCGTCTGGATCTGTCCGATCGCGAGCACGATGCCGCGCATGTCGGCCTCGGACTTGCCCATCGTCACGACGGCCTTGTTGATCGCGTTGAGGGTCGGGAGAACCTTCTTCGCGTTCATCCCGTAGCCAAGGAGTGTCTTGGCGCCCTCCTGCCATTCCGTCAGTCGGAGTGGAGACTTGTTCGAGATCGTGCGCAGTTCTTCGGTGAAGTCCCGGGCTTTCTGCATCGACCCGAGCAGCGTCGCCAAGGCAGCCTCGTTCGACTGCCAGGTCGCGTTGAGCTTCACCCCGTACCCGATCGCGGCGGTTGCCGCGGTCCCGGTGATCAAGGTGGCCCTCTTGACGAACGTGACCAGTTCACGGGCCGACTTCCGCTGCCGGTCGAACGCGGCCTGTGCCGCCGAGTTGACCTTCTCCGACTGAACCCCGAGCGCAGAAAGACCGGTGGCGGCAACGTTGCTTTCACGAACTACGCTGGCGCCACCGGTCGCGGAGATACGAATGATTAGTTTTTCGGAGGCCAAACGGACCACCCCCCAGGGATGCTCTAGGGGAGTGCCGCGAGCTGAGGTGGAACCTCCGCGTCGTCACCCCCCTTGGGGATCGTGGGACGCTCGGGGCGTCCATCCGTGGCCTGCTCATCAACAGCCTCCAGAAGGCCCTCGATCAGCAAAGCAAGCTCCTGTTGAGGCATCCGACGGGCCTGTTCCCATCCGATGCCGAACCGTGTCCGCAGAAGCAACAGCACGGCCCGGGTGTCCTCGTCGAGGACGGGTTCTACGGTCTGGGCTTCCTCAGCGTCAACCCAGAACGGAAACCATGCGGCAAGGGCCGGAAAGTCGCTGAGGTCCGGCCCCTCCCGCTTCAGGAAGGTTTTGACAGCTCGATCACCTGCTCCGACACGGAGATGATCTGGGTGGACGACATGCGCCCGTCCTGGTAGAGCCGGACCATCAGGTCACCGGCCGGCTCGGTGTTGCCGTCGGCCGGTTCGAGCAGCACGTTCATGTACCTACGCTGCATTTCGATCCGGTCGGCCATCTTGTCTAGCGCGTCCTCGGCAGCGAGATCGTCGTCTTCGGTGAGCGCGTTCAGGGTGGCCTTCGCCTTCTCCATGTACTCCGCGCTGATAGCGTCGATCTCCTCGTCCACCTCCGCGGTCCGGGCGACCGCCTCGAACTTGTGGACGTCGTTCTCGGGTCCGAGGTCGAGCTTGATGTCAGGCTTGAGTGCCGGAACCGTGATCCGGGTGATTTTCGTCACTGTCGTTGCTTCCTTTCGTTTGATCGCGGGGAAACCAGACGGTGCCTGGCTTCCCCGCGAAGTTGTCGTGTTGGGGTTGGTCTACTTGTAGGCGGCGACGTCGTTGACGACGGTGACCGTGAAGTCGGACTCCGCGATCTCGTCGTACGAGGCCCGCCAGTCCAGCTGGTACTGGTGGCGTGCCTGGTTCTTCAACGTCTCCAGGTCACCGGAGGCGTACTGGGCGTTCGGAGCCTCGATCCACATCGAGTACGGGTAGCCGGCCGATCCGGACCCGGACCCGGAACCGCTGCCGGAGCCGCTGGTGCCGGCGATCTCCTGCTCGCTGATCATGGAGCAGGAGACCGCGAACGACTCGGCCGCGACCAGGGCATCCCAGTCGGCGCTGTCGAGCTGCCGGCGAGTGATCGACCCGGACAGACGCAGGAACCCTTCCGGGCTGTTGGCCCGTTCGGTCGCGGACGGCCAGCCGGTCGCGGACCCGAGGTCGCGAACGTACTCGAGCGACTGCTCCAGGGTGAGCTCGACGTTCTCCATCAGCGCGGACCCGATGCCCCAGTCGACCTGGACGTTGCGACGACGCATCGGCAGAAGCGCGAAAGCGTCGTAGTCGTCCGGGTCACCGTCGCCGGGGTCGGCGGTGAGACGGTTCATGTAGTTCGCCATCAACGTGGCGTTCGCCTTGACTCCGTCTTCCTCGATCGCAAGCGCGAGCTGGGGGATCGTGACGCCACGGGACCGGAAGAACGTGGACCCGTAGTTCAGGGTCAGCCTGCCGGACCTGGGGGTCACCCCGGCCTTCTTCTGGAACACGTGCCGGTAGGCGCCGGCAGGGATCGTGTTGCCGTCCGGGTCGGTGATCAGCCCGTCCCCCGGGGTGGTGGTCACGTCACCTATCAGCACGTACAGGATCGCGCCGAGCGTGTTGACGTAGTTCCGGAGGTTGATCGACCCCTCCGGGGCGTACTCGTTCGCGGCGAGCGGCAGCGACCCGTCGATGCCTCGCTGCTCGTCGTCACGATTCAGCGGGTTCGGGGCGGGCTGGATTCCCACCTCGGTGGAGGGAAGGAAGAACGGGGTGCCGAAAACCGCCTGGTCGTTGGTTTCGGTGCCCTGTCCGTTCGTTTCGATTTCGAACTTGGCGTGGCGCGGCATAGTGGTGCCTCCTTGATTTCTGGAAAGCGTTGTTTCGTGGAGGTCGGCTGCTACCGCGCCTCGGTGATTTCGACTTGCGTGGCGAACGTGACCCGGATCAAGGGCTGCCCGCTCTTCGGGGCAACCACGTCCAGGTCACCGGTCGCCATCGCCGTGTCGTCGGCGATACCGCCCAAAGTCTTGTCCTGCTCAAGGGCCAACACCACCTGGTAGGTGAGTTTCTGCGCCTCCCGTTGCGCGGCCTCGGCGTTCGATCCGAGACCCACCCAGAGACGGGTGGCGTACTGGTAGACCCAGGAACGGCCCCCGAGGGGATCCTTGATCGGGGTGCCGCCAAGATCAGGCGTTTCGAGTCCCGCTCGAACGAAACCTTGGAACATCTGAGTGACGAGCGGCACCTTCGATGCGGACATGGGCTCGTAGGGCAGGGACCCTTTCAGACTGTCAATGGTGCCGATCTGGTTGGCGAGACGTTCCGCGATCTCGTCAGGGCTCACGACGCACCGCCTGAGAAATCGTTGGCGATCTCAAGGCCAAGTAGTTCGGCGGCCCGGTCCCCGGTCTGGTCGATCGCTCTCCGGGCATACCGTTTCTCCCGGATCTTCACCTGGCTGGCGAACACCATCTCACCGTCAATTTCGAACGCGAGGGTTTTCGCCTTGCGGGGCTTGATGATGCCGCCGTACTCGTGAATGGCGGCGTAGATGGGGGCGCCCCGGCCGAGCACGACCGCCTGGTTGCCCTCCGCTTCCGGGGTCAGAAACGACCGGGCGAGCCGGCGGGTGCCGGGGGTTTCCATGAACCCGATCACGTTCTCGGACACCTTCCGGCCCACGAACAGGCCGGCCTTCAACAGGCCGCGGCGCACCGACCCGTTTGCCCGGTCGCGCACCCGTTTCAACGCCTCGATCGCGGACGGATCCTCTATCTCGGTGTGAATCTTCATATGGCGGTCACCCCCGGCCCGGCCTTTTCGTCGGACTCGAGGATTCGAAGCACGTCCGGGGGAATGTCCAGGATCGACTTCGCGCCTTGCGCGAACGCCTCGGAGAAGTACGCCTTGTCCTTGCGGTGGATGTGCGCGATGAACGACAGCGCCGCCATCCGGATATGGCCGGGCACCTGGGTGTACCCGTACCGGGCGGTGACCTGAACGAACGTGACCGCTTCGGCCTCGGCGCGGGACTGGTTCGGCCATGCCGTACCGTCCGCGTTCTGTTGCTGGCCGAAATACCAGCCGATCCCGGTCGCGGGTAGCTGAGTACCGAGAAACCGGATCTGGGATTTTCGATCCTGGCTGGTTGGCTCGGCAATCCAGGCGTCGGTGGGAAGCTGCCGCCATCCTTGGCCGCGGCTCACCTCGACTTTGGTGACGTCCTGGCAGTCGTCGATGTCGATGGTGGGGCTGTCCCCGAACCTCTGGTACTTGCGGGACTCGATCGTGGCGGCCTTGGTGTAGTCGCGGCCGGTGAAGTGAATGATGGTGCCGGTCACCACCGCGATGACGAGATCCAGCCAATCCTCGGAAGGCTGCTCAACGTCGCTGTCCTCGGCGCCGAGGAACTGAAGCACCGTTTCCGGAGTGACGAGGCCAAGCTCGTCGTCTTCGTCACCCGACCCGTTCGGGATCAGGTAGATGTCGCTGCTGGTCGTCACGCGCCCGACCCCGATCCGGAACCCTCATCGGGCGGGTCCAAACCCGGCAGCACCTCTAGCTCCTCGTAGCTGTCGTGCGGGAACGTGGTGATGAGCGGCCGGTCCTTGTCGTCGGTGCCCTGGTCAACTTCAGCTTCGAGTAGGTAGAGCTGCCGGCTGAACGGTGCCTGGTTGGTGTCGGCGGGGGCCGGGGTGTAGGTGATGATCCCGCCCTGTTGATCTTCGACATCAACCTCGCCGGTGTGGACGTGAAGGTCGGTGCGTTCCGTGATGATCGTGCCGTCCTTGAGCATGGTGCCGGGCTCGAGAGTGGTCTTCATCCACAAGCGGATGACTGCCCCGTCTGGGATCGACCATGGTTCCCCGTTCATGGTGAGCGGCATGGTGATCGGCGGGTGGGTGTCCCCGGCTTTCATGGTTCGTCTAGCCATTGAAGATTTCACCTCCTGGACGGTCTTCCCGGACGGTGGTGTTGGGCCGGGGTTCGGGGATTTCCGTGTTGGTCGTGTCTGGTTGGACCGGGGCGCTGGTGGTGGGCTGTTCGATCGTGGCGTCGCTGGTGACTTCTTCGATTTCGGCGCTCGTTTCGACGTTCTCGATGTTCGCGTCGGCTTGGTCGGCTTGGATGTCGGCGCTGGTGCGGGTGGTGACGGGCTGGCCGAGCCTGGTGTTGGCGGTGAGGCGGTTGTGAGCGGTGAGACGCATCAGGCGTCGAACGGTCCGTAGTTGACGGTCATCGAGAACAGGGGCGGGGCGTCCGGAATGGATGTGTGCCGGAACACGGTCACGGTGCCGTCGGTGAGGATCTGGATGCCGGCACGTGGCATGGTGCTGCCGCTCAGGGAGTTGGCGGCGGTGACCTGGTGGGTCAGATTCACTAGCGGCCGGTAGCCGACGGGCAGCGGGCTTGACAGCACCTCCGCGCCCGTGTAGTCGAGGCTGATGCAGGCCTGGATCTCGACCCATCCGTCCGCGTCCTTTCGATACCTGAACGCGCCGATGGAGTCGCCCAGGGTCGGGTAGATCCACGGGTCGCCACCTCCGCCGCCGGCGATCGCCTGAACCGCCGAGGCGAAATCCTCCCCGCTCATCGGCACGAACTGATTGGTGTCCGGGTCAGCGATGACGAAGGACGAATCCTCGAGGTCGCCATCCCATGAGAGCCAGTCGGCCTCGACGCCGGCGAGATGATGATGGGTGGTGTTCGCCTTCCCCGCGAGCGCCGTAGCCAGCCCGTCAATATCGCTCTGGGTGTGGGTGTGCGCGGTCGGCGTCCGGGCGTTCGAGAGCCGAGCGTCGGAATCGGTCACGTACTTGTTACCGGCCCCGGGCGACCCCGCCGTGCCCGCAAGCGCCGCTTTCTCACCCGACGAAGGAAACCGACCATCCCCCGTGTCAGCCTTCCCCGACAGCGCATCCGACAACCCGTCAACATCCGAAACCTCATGCGAATGCGCCTTCGGTTCCCTCGCGTCCGACAACCTCGAATCCTGATTGGTCACATACTTGTTGTCGGAACCCGGGGTGCCGGCCGTGCCCGCCAAGGCGTTCTTCTCACCCGACGTCGGGAACCGGCTGTCATCACCGGCCGCCGCATGGGTCGAACCCGTACCCAACCGCCGCAAAGACTCGTCCGTCGCGGCTGCGCTACCGGACGGCTTCAGCGACGAGTGAACCTTCGCGGCGGTCACCGACCCGTCAATCGGGGTTCTCGCGTCCGTCAGTCGCGCATCGTCGTCATAAACCAGGTCGCTGGTGTCGGTGATCCCATGAACCGACGTGGTCGCGGACTCATGGTCCGACAGAGCTGAATCGTCCACCTTCGCGCTGAGCGCATCACCAAGCCCGTCAACATCGGAAATCTGATGAGAGTGCTCGGTCGGTTCTCTGGCATCGGACAGCCGCGGATCGGAGTCAGTCACGAACATGTTGGTGCCGGACGGAGTGCCGTTGGTGCCGGCCAACGCCGCCATCGTGTCCTCATCCAGACCCGACCCGACATTCCCCAGAGCCTCCCAGATCGCGGCGTCCGCCTCCTCGAGCGCGCCGACGGCACCGTCGATCCGTGACTCCAGATCGTTCGCCTCCACATCCCGGAAACGCGAGGCGTCCGACGTGTCGAACGGATACCGGGTGTACGTTCTGGGTTCGAAGTTCTCGCTCAAAGGCGCCGACCCTCCCGGCCTGCCCTACGAGCTGCCCAGCCCTTCAACCGGCGCGGCTGACGACGCCGCTCACGGCGACGTTCGTTCTCTCGTTCGATTTCCCGGCCACGGGCCGCCGCCTCCTCCGGAGTAAGCGGACGATCGTTGAACACGCGGGCACCCTCCCGCCTCTTCACGAACCCATCCTTGTTCTCGAACTCGCCAGCGTCACGCACGACCAAACTCCTTCCGCCAGGCCCACAGATCCTGCACCTGATCAAAGTCATCGGTTTCATCAACCGGGGTTTCCACCCACCCGTTCTCCCGAGTTGCCAGCCCCGTCAACTTCCGGCGCTCGCTACGGGTGTAAGTCAGGCCGCCGGTGTGCCGATGCCAGAAAAACCGCCACGGTCCACCACGCCGGTTCATGCCCTTCACACCCGCCACCGCCTTGGCGACCCGTTCGACCTCGTCAACATCCTCGGGAACCCGGAACGACAGACCGAACGATTCGGACCGGCGATGATGCTTCTGCGACAACGCCCGTCCGTAGATCGTGGGCTGGTCCGGGTCATGGTCCAGAATCACATCCAGGGTCGCGTCGGTGTAGAACACGTCCCCGTACACACCCACCACCCGGCCCTGCTCCGGCCAGTACGGACGATGGTCGAGGAACTTGCCCATCTCTCCCATCCAGTCCTCGTGGGCGGCCTCCACCGGATTCAGGCCCTGCCACGCCCGGTTCGCGGGATCCCGCACCACCGTCAACGGATCATGTCCGCGGTCGGTGAGCATCCGGAACGTCCGGTGGATGATCGGTTCGCCGTCCACCTCGGTGAACTGCTTCAAACCGACCGCGCCGGACTTCTGCCACCGGGTCTGTTTACCGGCGGCAAGGATCAGAACCGTCACGGATTCCGACATGAACGACCTGCCTTTCCGTCAGATACGAAAGAACAGAGGGCGGGGGAGTCGAACCCCGGGCCAGGAGGCCCCCACCGGGTTTGAAGTCCGGTTTGCCGCCACCGGCGGCACCCTCTTGAAACGTGGTGGTGCCGGGTCGTGTGCCGGCGCCCCGATCGGTCCAGGGCACGCCCTTCCAACGTGCCGTCACCCGATCTAGACGCCGGACCCGGAACCACTGCCCGAGCCCGAGCCCGAGCCTGACCCTGAACCGAAACCCGATCCAGAGCCAGAACCCGAGCCCGAACCCGAGCCGGAACCTCAGCTGCTGCCCGAACCGGAGCCGGAGCCGGAGATCAGACCGAGATCCGGGCCGATCACGCCGGGCTTCACGCCCTCGATCACCTCGAACGACTCGCCCCGCACGACCAGGAACCCGGAGCGTTCCTCACCACGGAACCAGGTCGAGTTGTTCTTGAACCCGAGCGACGTGTCCACGTCAACCCGGAACGGGGTCCGGTCGAACACGACCGCGTCCTGGAAGTTCCCGACGATGATCGGGGACTCGTCCTGGCCCGTGCCCTGGTCGACCGGGATGATCGGATCCTGGGTGACCGGCAGACCGAGCAGAACCGGCTTCGACTCCTGCTCCGGTGCCGAACCCGAACCCTGCGGGCTGCCGTACAGCCACCCGACCCCGGTCTCGAACGCGAGCGCGATCACCGTCCACACGGCCGGCGACAGCGCGATGTCGGTCGGGGTGCGCTTCCCGTTGATCCGGATGCGCTGGATCGACACGAACACCTGCTCGATGATGTCCTTCGCCGTCACCGCGCCCGAACCCGAGCCCGAACCCGAACCCGAACCTGTCGCGCCGATGATGCGGCCGGGCACGTCCGGATCGGACAGCAGACCGAGCGGCTCACCGGTGCCGCCCCCGAGCAGCGCCAGCCGGTTCTTCTCCGCCCCGACCGCGTACCCGAGCTCCGAGGCGATCCACGCCCTGGCCGCCGGGTAGTCCTCCAGCGTCTGGTTCGGCACCTGGGTCAGACCAGCAATCGTGAACGCCCGGGCATCGACCAGACCGAACGTCGGGTCCGACTCCGGCTTCGCGCCCATCTCCGCCACCACCTGGGCCTGGAGACCGGACGTGTACTTCGGCCACTCGACCGAGCTCGAGCTGATCTTGATGCGCCGACACAGCTGGATGAACGGGGTCGCGTGGTGAAGGAACGGCAGCGCCTCCTGAACCTCGGGGAGGATCAGGTCGACGTCCTCGAGGTCACCCGACGCCCACGCCTTGACGCGGTCTTCGGACTCGATCGCGTGCCGGTACTCGGCCAGCTCCGCCGCAAGCTGCGGGTTCTGAGCGGCGGTCTTCATGTCGAGGAAGAGGTTCTCCCCCTTGTACCGCTCGACCTTGCCGGTCTTGACCTCACCGTCGGCGGCGGCCTTCGCACCGTTCAGCGACCGCGGGTCACCCTCGGGAAGCTTCTCGAGCTCCTCGATCCGTTCCCGGAGCGCCTTGACCTCCGCGGACTCGTTCTCCTTGATCGCCTGGATCACGACCTCGGAGAGATCGTTCACCTCGGCGTTCCGCTTCTCGGCCTCGGCCTTCTGCAGCGGATCGTCCGTTTCGAGGGCCTTGCCGATCGCTTCGACCAGCCCTTCGCGGAGATGATCGAGACGGTCCTCGCTCTCCTTCTGTTTGTCCTTTGTCAAAAGTCCCATGATGGGCTACTCCTTCTGGTTCTTGAGCTTCGTTAGTTCGTGGATGGCGGCGAGGCCGCCCTCGTAGAACGCCCGCTCGATCACGTCGGCCGTGATCGCGTCGGGGAGTAGCCCTCCCAGGGCGTCGTGAAGTTCCTTGACCGTGGCCCGGTCCAGATGATCAGCCCGGTCGTCCTTGGCGAAGTAGCCGGACAGCTGATGAATCAACGACTTCGCGTTCCGATGGAACTGGTCCACCTGCGCGTCGGCGCGACTGTCCAGAGACTTCACCTCAGACACCGTGGCGAGCTCGTTCGCCGGGAACGTGACCGGCGAAAACTCGTGAAGGTCGATTTCCTTCAGCAGCCAGGCATCGAGGTTGTCGTTGCGTTCCTCGACCGCGACCCGGTAACCGATCGACAGGCCGTTCACGACCCCGTCGGTCATCAGTGGCAGAACCTCTTCCTGAACGAACTTGGTGTTCGACAGGGTGCCCTCGGCCACCAGCCCGTAGTCATCCTCGTACGCGGTGCCAAGCCCGATCGGTTTGCTGGGGTCGTGTTGCCACAGCACCTTCACCTCCGGGCGTTCCCGGAGGCTCTTCTCGAAGGCGCCCTTGACGATGATGTCGCCGTGGTGGTCCCGGTTGCCGAACACGGCCGCGTACCCGCGGAACTTTCGGCGGCCCTCATCATCAGGGTCAGCGAGCTTCACTGCCCGCATCGGGAACGTGGCCTTGCGCTCCTGTTCACGCTCGGCGGTCGCAGACTTGACTCGAAGCGAGTTCACTGGAGCCTCCTTCACTTGATGACCGGCAGGCCGACACGCCGACAGTTCGGGTGCGCCAACGGTTCAGACTCGTATTTCGTAAGGGGCCACCGCTCACCGTTCGCGTCGGCGCATCCCTTGTCGCAATCCGTGCCGTCATCGATATCGACCTCATCGACACCGGCCTCCCGCATCGTCATCGCGGACGACCTGTTGAAAGCATGGGCGGTTTCCGTGCGGGCGATCCGGACGCCCTTCCACGTTTCGAACTCCTGATACACGCCCCGGATGCCCTTCAGCGTGACCTTCTCGGTGTCGCGTGCTCCGGGCGGTCCGACATGGAACGTGCCACCGTTCGCGACATCGGAGGCGGTGAGACCGTACCGGACCCCTTCTCTGACTTCCGCCAACACCTGGTCGCGTAGATCGTCGGGCACCGTTTTGACGCCCTTGGGACGGTCGGCGATCTCCTCGAGCATGCCTCGGATGGCCGGGTTGTCCAGGGTGAAAAAGTCAAGGTTCCCGCCGATCAGCCCGGTCGTCTGGGTGGCACCCTGCTCCGCAGCAGCGATGTGGAAAGTCTCCACGAGGGTGATCAGGTCCTCGCCGGTGCCGTTCCAGTCATGCGCGGCGATCACCGCTTCGAGGTCCGGCACGGTCTTCTTGACTCCGAGCTCGGCCAGCAGCTCATCCCGGTCCGTCATCAGGCGGCTCTTGATCTGGCCGGCCATCAGTCCGGTGAGTTTGTCGAGGGTGCGGCCCCTGGTCCGCATCCACTTCACCGCGATGTCGGTCGGAATGCCCCCGGCCTTTGCCTGGTAGGTCGGTTCGGGCCACGGATCGATGGTGACCGCCTTCGCTTTAAGGTCGTCAGCGTTGGGCAGATCGCCCGGCTGGGCCGGGTCGGCCGCGTCGGACCCGCCAACATCGGGATCGCTGTCCTCTTCCCCGGTGAACGACACCAGCGACATCGGCTGGTACAGCTGATCCGCCGCTGGATCATCCAAAGGTTCGATCCCGGCAAGCTGACGGGCCTCGTTCGGGGTGCGGATCCCCGAGGCAACCTCCCGGGCCGCTCGTTCGGACCGTTCACCCTGCGACGTCTGGAGCGCCTCCACCTGGCTGTAGTCGGGCCGGACATAGTCGATGTCCGGGTAGAACGGAACCAGCGCGAACGTGATCCAGGAGCAGATGAAGTCCAGCAGCGGCTGAACCGTGGTTTCCCACAGAACCGTCCTGGCCGTCTCATAGTTCGAGTAGGTGGCGTTGTCGGTGATCCCGACCAGCATCGGTGGCACACCGAACGCCGCGACCTCCTCTTCCCGGGACATCTTCCGGCCCTCCCGGTACTCCATGTCCCGGGGGGTTTGGCCGAGCAGATGAACCGACGGGTTTCCGCCGAGGATCGCGGCCTTGTGTGCCCGGTCCAGACCTTTGAACGCCTGCCATTCCTTGCGGTTCGCGTCCCGTTCCTGGTCGGTCAGGCCCTTCTCGAACCCGATGATCAGATCCGGCCGGCCGCTGTTCCGGAAGAACCTCTGGTCGTACCGGACCGCGTAATACTCGGACACGATCGCGTCCTTGGCCGCCCTCAGGGGGGACATGCCGTAGTAGTCGTCGAGCGGAGACGTGAACCTGCCGGCCACCACCGTTCCGGGCTGAACCCTCGGCGGGGTTGCCATGTCCAGCTCGATGACCGGTTCGGCCTCCAGGTTGGGCCGGTAGGCGATCCCGGTCACGCGACCGTTCGCGTCGGGTTCGACCCGGACCGAGTACGCCCGGAGCCGGTAGAGCTCGGCGATGCCGCCGCCGCGGGCCGGCACGATCTCCCACCACCAGTCCCCGACCGTCTGCGACCAGAAGATCGTTTCCGAGACCAGCTTCATGTTCGGGTCGCGATGGTTCGGCCGCTGGATCAGCCGTAGAATGTCGTGGCCCTCCACCTCGACGTCGTCGGGATGGGGCCGGTCCGGGGTGCCCTTCCCCCGCATCGCTTTCAACGGCACCGACGCCGCCGTGTTTCGGAGCAGATCAACTGACCGGCGCACCCAGATTCGGTCCCGGTACGCCTCAACGAATTCGCGGCGAGACCCCGGCTCGTATAGCTCACCGCGGGGGCCGGTGCCACCCAGCGGCCTCGGGTCGGGGGTGGACCGTGGGGGCCGCATCTTCAATCCGATCACTGGAACACCTCCGACAGGCAGCACGGGTTCGGACCCTCGTGCGCGTGGAACTTGAGCTCGATGCCGTGCTTTTCGAAGTCGGGCACCGACAGGTAGGCGTGCGAGTTCGGGGCGGCCAGATACGTGGTGCCGCCCAGTGCCTTGATCGTGCGGATCAGCTGCTCGGCGATCGAGTGGCCGCCAAGCTTGAACTCGGACTGGCGGCGCTGGACGGTGTCGATTCCCAAAGCGGGCAGGATCAGGTCGAGCAGGCCGGCGGACAGGTCAACGAGTTTCTGGCCGGACCAGTCGTTGCCGGCTATGAACCTCGGAATGTCCGGCTGGTAGTTCGGCTGCTCACCGAACACCCTTTCGATGTGGGCGGCATGGTCGACAGCCCATCCCTGGCCCTCGATTCGTACCTTCCGGAGCCGGTCCCGGTGTGACTCCCGGACGACCGGGACGGTGAGCTGGGTGCCGTCCGGGAGAACGTTCCGGTCCTGCCAGCCGGGGGTGCTGTAACGGATGTTGTCGAGCCACAACACGACGTCGGCGTCGGCGACCTTTCGGATCACCGAAACGCCTGGCAGGTAGTTGAGCGGGTGTGAGGTGACGATCACCTAGTCGATGGCGTTGAGTACCGCGGTGGTGTACTCGCGGTAGCGGTCCTTGACCGCGGACTGGAGGTGGGTCCAGGGCTTGCCGTTCGGGTTGGCGACCTTGTGGAGCGCCTGGGCTGCCTTCTCGACCCGGGGATCTTCGGTGTCGACCGTGTCGGTGGCCGGTTCCTCGGGGGTGGTCTGGGTGGTGACGTCGGCGAGTTTCTGTTCGAGTTCGGCCTTGGTCGCGGACTTGTTGGCTTCGATGCCGTGCTCGGCGAGCTTGGCGATCAGTTCGTCCTTGTTCATGGGGTGGTCCTTTCAGGCGAGGGTCAGGAGTGCCGCTGCGAGTCCGATGGCGGCCGCGGCGGCGGCGGTCGTGGGCAGGGCCAGGTAGCCGGTGAGGGCGAGGTTTCGTAGGTCGTGGAGAAGCACGGTCAGGCCGATGGTTGCGGCGATGGTGGCGAAGAACACGAGAGCCGCAGAGGTCATTCGGCCATCTCCTTGTCGAGGGCGCGTTCAGCGCGTTCAGCCTTCTTGAGTGACCCGACGGTCTGGAATCGGCTGTTGCCGTTCTCGTCGCGGCGTGTGACGATCTTCCGGGCGGCGAGGTGCCGGTTCACCTCGGCCCTGACCAGGTGGACGTCGGCGGTGAGGTTGGTGGCGATCTCGGCGATGGAGCGGGCCTGGTCCTGCCTGTCGAGGAAGTCGAGCACCCGCTGGTCGAGATCAACCGTGTCCGGCGGTGTGGGTGTCTCCGGGGTGGTCTGGCCGGGCAGCTCGTAGGTGGTCGCGGTGGTATGACCCTTCCGGATCACCCTGCCGTCGTTGACCAGCTGCTGAATGTCCCGACGGAACTCGTCGCGGCTGGAACCAACTTGTTCCCGGAGCCGCTTGCCACCTACCGGACCATCCGACCGGGCGAGCACTTGAAGGATCCGGGTGCGGCGCTCCTCGACCTGCCAGGCCGGTTTCCTCGGTGTCGTCCCGTGCGGCGTGACGGGCAGGTCGGACACCTTCCCGATCGCGGCGAGCGCATCCTCGATCCGTCGGGCCTGCCCGAGCATCTCGTCCAGCGCGTCTAGATGCTGGTCTAGCTCCTGCCGGGTCTCTTCGACCTGGGCGCGACGTTCCTCGATCGCTTCGACAAGCGAATCAGCCATGTCTCACCACACCTCCGTCCAGATGCCCGATCCCTCGGGCACCAACGTGAGCAACAAGGCATCCCCCCGGTCAGGGGAACGGCCCAGCCGCTTCTTCGTTTCAGCCTTCGGCTCAACAACCCGACGGCCCCTCGAATCCAGCCTGTAAGTCGGCGCGACCAGATCAGCCAGCAGCTGATCATCAGACGGATCAATGTCCAGATCCGACATCCGGTCCGCACCCAGAAACCAAAGCTCCGAGCGTCGGTTCGGATAGTTGTCCGGCTCCAACGCCTGCTCCCCACCGTTGAACCCGGTCACCGGCAAACCCAGCTCCCGGCACCGGTCCGTGACCCCGCCACCGACCCCGGTGTCATCCACCACGATCCGGCCACCGTGCTGTTTGTGCGCGTCGACCAGGTGCCCGACCGTCTCCATCAGGTTCTTCCCGACGTACTGAATGTGGCGACGAACCCGGTTGCCTTTCCGGATGTCGATCACGGTTTCGTCGGTGCCGAACCGGGCCACGTCGCACCCGATCACGACCTCATCCCGGTCGGTCGGTTCGTAGTCGCGCTGCTGGGCGGACTCGCAGGCGAGCAGTGAAATCACCGCATTCTCCGCCTCCGCAGGGAAGTTCCCCAGCACCCTCACCTGGTACAGCGGGGATTCCTCCCCCCATGCCTTCCGTTTCTCCTCGACCCATGTCGGGCCGATCAGGTGACGGGCCACCTCCTCCGGCACCTTTTCCCCCGTGAAGTTCGGGGAATCGAACGCCGAAATGTGAATCGTGTTGTACGACTGCCGCTCCGAATGGTGCGACTTGTAGAACTGACCATCAGGCCGGGTCGGGTTCCCGATCATCAGCAACTTCGCGCCCTCCGAGGTCATGTAGCCCTCGCCGGCCTCGTAGATCGGGGACGGGATGCCGGACGCCTCGTCGTAGATCACCAGCAGGTTCTCGGCATGGTGGCCGGCGAACGCTTCCGAGTTCTCCGGTTTCGACGACAGACCGATCGCGTACCGGCCATCGTCAAGTTGAAGTTCCGTTTTCAGGCACCGGCCACCGAGCGGGAACCGGGCCTTCATATGCCGCTGGTTGATCTCATGCCACAGCAGCTTTTCGACCTGGGAGAACGTGGTTGCGGTCGTGACCACCCGGGAGTTCGGGAAGCTGAACAGAAACCAGACCGCTACCCCGGAAGCCACATACGTTTTCCCGACACCGTGGCAGGACCTGACCGACGTGCGGCGATGATCCCGAACGGACTCCGCGACCTCCCGCTGCTTCGACCACAGAAACCCGCCCAGCACATTTTCGATGAACCACACCGGGTCCCGGCGAGCACGGTCCAGAACCCGTTTGGCTTCAGTCGCCTCCACCGGCCGCCGCCGCCAGATCAGCAAACGTCACCGGGCCGCCATCGGCACCAGTGATCTCCGTTGCCTGCTTCGGCCTGCCGTAGACCCGGTCCAGCAGCCTTTCCGCCGCCGCGATATGGGCGCCCAGATCGTCATGCTCCGAAACCTGAATCCGGCCCGACCGGGCAGACGTGCCGTGAAGTTTCGCGCCACCCTCCGGCAGCTCAACCAGCTCCAGCTGACCGGTTTCCTCGTTGCGGATCACGTCGTAGCCAAGCGTGCGGAAGTGCGGGGCCATCACCACCTGGACGTGGTTTTCGACCAGTTGACGCATCACCTCGGTCGGCTTCGGCTTCGGCGGACGGCCAGCGCCGGGCTGCTCCCCGCCGATTCTCGCCTTATCTGGAAGATCCTTGTCGTGTTGGCGGCACCACTTGCCGGTGACGGTGACACCCTCGATCACGGTCCCGGGCTTCAGCGGGACGGCGCCGCAGGGTTTGCCCTGCAGGTTCTTTGCGTGGCAGGCGCGTTTCTTCTTCTTCGCCATGCTGCCCCCTTTCGGAGGTGGTTTGAGATAGCGGGCACCGGATTCGAACCGGTCTCTCTCGGGAATGGGCCGAGCGTGGTCACCTATCCACTAGCCCGCGGCAAGCTTCCCGCCCGGGTGAATCTCTGACCGAAGCCCCGGGTCGGGTAAGGACCGCGCTGAGGGTGCGGTCAGGGGGAGGAGGTACTACGAGCTACGGCGTCGCGGCGGGACTATGTGGGTCCCCGTGCGCCTCAGCTCGGTACCTGATTGTTCATGGACCGTCGGACGGAAACTTATGCGGCCTTCTTCTTGAAGCGTGTCCGGTCGCGTTGGGCGCGGGCGTGGATCGCTCGAAGTCGTTTCGGGTGTCGCATGGTCACGTCCTCAAGGTCAGCTTCCTTGTCAGTTCGGCCTTCGATCGCGACTAGGGGCACGTCTCGGTCGATCGAGTGGAGCCGGTTCGGGGTGGTGCCTCCGTATCGGCGCATGAATGGTTCGGTTCGGTCGAAGCCGCAGGCGACGAATGGTGCTTGCCAGTGGCCTTTGCGGTGCCGGATTGGGTTCGCGGTGATCCGGAGGTAGATGTCGGGGTAGGTGGTTTTGAAGGGGTGGCCGTTTTCGTTGATGCCTTGGGTTCGGCTGAATCGGAACACGATCAGGTCGCTGGCACGGGCGTCGGGTTCGGTGGGCCAGGTGAGCATTTCGGGGAGGGCTTTGAGGAGGTCGTTGATCGAGAGCTCGGTGATTTCTTCGCCGTCATGGTCGAGCCAGGGCAGGTTGGTTGGGTGGGGTTCGGGGTGGTGGATGCTCAAGCCGAGGTCCTTTCTGGGCGGGTGGTCTCGCTGGCTGGGACTTTCTCGACGATTTGCCTTGTCAGGCCGCGGAAGAGTCCACCGGTGCATTTGACGATCCGGACGTGCCGGGAGTTCGCGAGGAATAGGTCCCCGTCGCGTGTTGGGCGCACGATGACTTTGCCTTCCCGGTCAAGTACCGGCCGGTATTGGTGTCCGAGGATGTCGGTTGCGGTTTCGCCGGGAGCGAGGGTGACGCGGCCGTTGGCCTTGAGGGCCGGCATGTCGGGCACCATGCGGCTGGATCCGTAGACAAGTTGTCGGCGTGGTCCGCTGCGTTCAGGCATCTTGGGTCCTCCGGTGCTGGTCAGCGTTTGGGCATGTCGCGAAGTGCGACACGAACGTTTTCCGGCCCCGGAGTGCCCGCCGGTTCGTCGGGGAGATCACCTCGGCGATCTGGTTTTCGTCGAGGATCACGTTGCCGTTCTCGACCGGCCGCCGGTCCAGGGGCATGGATTTGCCGGCGGCGGTCATGGCCCAGAAGATCTGGGCGCCGCAGCTGGAGCAGACGCTCATCGCGACACCGTCCTTTCGAGATCGAGAGTCAGACAGGCGTGTGGGTCACCGATCATCGGCCACTCCGGTCTGGATTCTCGGGGGGGTCCCGCCGGCCCCCTTGGCTGCGTGAAGGCAAACTTCGGATCGTTCGCGGAACGCGCGTCGGTGCGGGGATGTCGGGGACTGCTTGGCCCAGGCACCTTTCCCGTTGATGGAGTCGAAGATCGCTTCGGCCCCGGCCTCGATCATCTGGTCGGTGATGTCGCTGTTGCTCATGCGTCTCCTTTTGGAGGAGGCGCCCGCCCCCTCGGTCGTGGGGGTGGGTGGAAACCGCATCAGATCCACCCCCGATTGGCGGGTTCGGCTGGCAGATCGCAAAGGATCGCGCCGTCGAAATCGGTCAGGTCCCGGATCGCGTCGCCGATCACTTCCGCGTATCGCCGCAGCACCCAGGTTCGGATCGGGCCGGGACCCGCCAGCACCAGCCGGTTCTCATGCTGGCCGATGAGCTGCAGCGGTGTCACCCACATGTTGAAAGCCGACTCGAAGAGCTGAACGCGAAGCTGAACCTCGAGGACGGTCTCCCACGACTTCGCGGCGAGCTCGGTCCTTTCGGTGCCTTCAGGTATCGGGTACTGCTTCTTTCCAGATCCCCTCCGATCCCTACCCATCCCATCCCGGTTTCCGGTACGCCCGGAAACCGGTCGGGGGGAATCCGAGGGATTTCCGTGAGGGGAATCCGTGCGGAATCCACGGACACGTCTATCTCCCGATGAGGTGCGGATCTCAGCCACTCTTGGCCTGCTTCCGCTCTCGGTCCTTGCGGCGCTTCTCAAGCACCTCTTCCTTGGACGGGTTCCAGTCGAGGTAGTCGTGGATGACGAAGCCGTCTTCGCCGTTCTCATACCACTGTCCCTCAGCGATCAGGGCTTGCACCATGTCCTCTCGGTCTCGTTGGAGGGGCACCATGCCGTTGACCACTTCGTTGGAAATGTGTCCATCGGTGAGATGTTTCGCGCAGTAAGTGATTGCCCGCGCATGCAGGCCGACCGCCCCGTGGTTGCGCCGAGCCAGAGAGATCGTTTTGGGGTGGTCGTAGAAACCGTCATCGAGTCTTGCCCAGGCCACCTATGCGGCCTCGCTTTCGTGATGCCCGAGGGTGTGGCCGGTCGCCGGCGGGAGATCGAGCGGCAGTTCGATCACCTCGGGTTCCGGGGCGTTCTCGTCGACCTCCTCGGCGGCGTTCGTGACCATCGGGGTCAGGAACCACTTCCCGCGCTCCGTGATCGCGTATCCGTCACCGTCGGGTTCCATCACCCCTCGGCGGGTCGCGGCTTCGATCGCTTCGTCGATCAGGTGCCGGTAACTCTCGGGCACGCAGAGGTCGTCTAGGTCGGCCGGCCGGAACTGTTCGGTGAAAACCAGCGACTCGGCGATCATCCACCGGACCTGGGAGGTCCACCTTTTCGACTGGGCCGGATCGGCTGCCGGTGCCGCGGCTCCCACCCGACGGTACACACCTGACTTTCGGGCCCGGGTCTCCCGGCGCCTCTTAGGATCGTTCGATGCCCGCCGGCCGACCTCGACGATCTGACCGGTGTTGACCAGCTTCGCGACCACCGAAGGCATCGCGTTTGAAGAGTCCGCCGGAATAGTGACGGTCAGATCGTCGGAGTGCCAGGTGTCGTGGCTCTCGAGGTGCCGGAGGATGTCCTGCTCGATCGCGTCGATCAGCGGGGACTTGTAGGTCTCCATGAGTTCGCGGCCGTGGTCGAGATCGCGGGTGCTCACCCTTTCTCTCCTTTCAGGATCGACTGGGCGGCGTTGATTGCGGCCTTGCGGCCGGAGATCGTCTGTTTCAGCGACTTTTCGCGGGACTCGAGAGCGATGTATTCGAGCCAGAGTTCCCGGTGTTTTTCCCGGACGATCTTGTTGACGCGGGCGGTGCGAATGTCTTCGGCTGGGGGGCGTTGTCCGAGCTCGAGGTAGCGTTCTTCGAGCCGGATCAGTTCTTGGTCCCAGACTTCCTGGAACCGGTCGGCGAGGCCACGGACCAGCTCGCTGTTCTCGTCAACGCCGCCGCGGAGTTTCAGGGTGACCTGGTAGAGCTCGGTGGTGGCCCGGTTGAGTCGTTGCCGGTCCCGTTCGAGTTCTTGGAGGATGGTTAGGGGTTCGGCTTGGGTGGTGGTCTGATTCACCGGGTCACCTCCCGGCGGGCTTTGACCGCCCCCGCGAAATGACACCAAAATGACACCAAGATTTTCCGCAGCGACCAGAAACCCCCGGAAAATGGCGGAACGGGACGGATGCGGTCGCAGGCCAGGAATTCCCGCCCCACAGCCAAACTTTGGCTTGTGGAGCGGAAAAACCTGATGGGCCAGGAAGGGCTCGAACCTTCGACCGTCGGATTATGAGTCCGCTGCTCTAACCAACTGAGCTACTGGCCCGTCGGGCTCGCGCCCGGGGCGAACGATATTTGGCGGACGACCGGCCGCGCTCCGTCGCTGGAACGAAACCCGGACCGCCACCCCGATGGTGGCTGCAGTTTTGGCCTCCATGCGGCAGTAATCGCAGCCACCCTTCAGGAGGTCGCGGCCCGACGAAGCCCATGGACCATGGGTGGCTGCAGTTCTAGCCTCCATGCCGCAGTAATCGCAGCCACCCTTCAGGTGGTCGCGGCCCGACGAAGCCCATGGACCATGGGTGGCTGCAGTTTTGGCCTCCATGCCGCGGAAATCGCAGCCACCCTTCAGGTGGTCGCGGCCCGACGAAGCCCATGGACCATGGGTGGCTGCAGTTTTGGCCTCCATGCCGCGGAAATCGCAGCCACCCTTCGGGCAGCC